CTAACAAATCTCTCTTCCTCATCAATAACAGCAAAAATATAGCGATCAAATAAACGATTACTAGTCTGTTCTAACCAGTATCTACTCTTTTCAAAACCTTCTTTGCAAGACTTGACTTGGTATCTCATACCATCATCATCAATTAAATCTGCAGGTGCTTTTGATGCTGTCGTCCATTCAATTCCCAAGTACTTGCAAGCAGCAATTTCTGCAAGATTACCTATGTAAGTGTACCCAGAATTATTCCAATTTCTAAGTTCTGCAACTTTCTTGTCCTCATCCTCTACTTTGTAGAGATATCTATTTACTTTAATCATATCTGTTCCATGTGAATATTATTTTTGTGTAAAAATTTTTGACCATCATCGCTTCTGTCGTATTGTTCGATGTAATAAACATGTTGAATTCCGGCAGCTATGATTAATTTTGCACAATCAATACAGGGTGAAATTGATGTATAGATTGCAGCTTCTTTTGTAGGCACACCATTTTGTGCAGCATAACCTATTGCATTTGTTTCAGCATGAACCTCATGCTTTGTTGACCACTCATGATGTGACTCCATGTCAGGCTCAGGCATTGCACCGAATATGTACTTATCATCACAGTGCTGCGATCCTGCTGGCACACCATTCCACCCTGTTGATATTATTCTTCCATCTCTTACAATTACGCAACCAACTTGTACCCTTGCACATGTAGCCATTTTCTCTGTCTCTTTGAGTATTTTTTTAAAAAATTTCTTATAATTCGGCATTCTCATTCTCAAACTTTTTAACAACTGCTAAGGATTTTGATATAAACTTTTGATAAATGTCATTGCATGTGAAGCCATTAACAATCATTAATCCTAAAAGGAATTTCAAAACATCAACGCTCTCTTCCAAAAGCCTGTCACGCGCATCAGTAGGTAAATCCATTTTTTTATGCATCTTCCAATCAACCTCATTCAAGACCTCAGTTGCCTCTACGATTAATGCCAAAATGTACTCCTTGTTCCACTTTACTAATTCTTCTTTATTATGAGCAATACTATCCATACTTAGACCCTTACTCTTAAAGAACTTTTTAGTAAATTGCTTTTGAATTTCATAAATCTCTTTTAGCCTATCACTCATGCCTCACCCTCAATTTCATTTACTCTTATTCTAAGAATCTCTATCATTTCTCTCATAGGGTCATCTTGCGGAATTAAATTTTCTATATCGTCGTTAATATACCCCTGCATCATACCAACTAAAAACATTTTACATACATTCATTCTTCTATCAAACTCTTTTGTTCTTTTCTGTTGATCCTCTTCTGTCAATTTATCAAAAGGCGTCTTCATTAATTTCATATACTCTTTGTAATTCATATCTCATTCAACCTCTTTAACCACTTACTTTCTGGATTCGTTTTATCAAGCGGTTTCCAATAATCTTCCATCATATACTGTCTTACTATATTACCTAATTGGCGGTTATCAGGATACTTCTTAACAAGCTCTTTAATAACTTCTATTCGTGATTTCATAATAACTTACTCCTTTACAATATTAGGAAGTGCTGGTACATGTGCTGAATGCATTGTTAATTCAAGCGTCATCTCTTTCTGATCAGGTATTTTGATGCAATTTCTTACCGCCTTACACAAAAGTACTAAAAACTTTAAATCAAAAGGTAGGATATTATACACATCTGTTGATCTACACACAGCATAAAAATTCAATCTGCCTCCATGCAAAGCACCTGGTCTATACATTGTATGAAATAATGAAATGCAAGTAGAATCTGTATAAATAAATCTTCTCGTCTTTGTCATATCTTGCTTGACATTGTACTCATTTATACCTGCCATCTCATCCTCAATATTTTTCAATACACTACGCAATATTTTTAAATAATACTCTGACTCTTTTTCATTATCCAATACAGACCACAGATCACCTTTCTCAAATTGAGGTTTTAAATCTAACGATAGCTTCACAGGGTGTGCTTCAAAACCTGCTAAGTTATCTTGTGATGCATAAGTATTTTTACTAACAAATGAACTAATCAAATCAGTATCTGCTGTTTCTCTTTTTTTGATGTGTGATAGCACCATAGAAGCTAATGCATGTCTATTCAATACATCTGAAATACAGACAATTGTACTATAATTTCGATACATTGAAACATAATCATAAAATATATTATAAAGTTCTTGTAATGAATCTCTTGTCTGGTGTGTGTCGCCCCTTTCATCAAACCTCTCTACAAGTTCAGAAAATGTTGGCAATAAAACTATCATTATATGATTCAAATCATTTAATTTACGTCTTAATCTCTGGTGCCACACAGAAGTATCTCTTTTATACATTTTAGCATAGCATAGCATACTCAATTCTGATCTATCCTGAATATTATATTTGTAATTTGTTAATTCATGTAGATTATCAAATAAAGTAGTTTTCCCAGAAAGATCAGGTCCTTCTAATGTTATGTTATGTATGTGTAGCATTTATATCGGTATTATTTTAAATTTATACGATCCTGTTGACCTTCCCCACTGTGAATCATTATGCACGTCAGCAATACACAATGAATATTTGTCGGGTTCCTTGTCTTCCTTAAAATCTCCCCATACTCTAAGCCAACCAATATTATTTTCATCATCACCAACTTTTAATGTCCAAAAAATTCTATTATTTTTTGTAAGCTTTTTTGTCTTATCAAGTATTGTGAACCATGCCTGTTTTCTTGTGCCTTCTTTGATGTCAAAAACACTTGACACGTTGTAAACCTTTATTTGGGCCATTACTTCTTCAGGGAAGACAAGATCATTTCTAACAGTAGACGTCATACTTGCATAGTTTTCTATTTTTTCCATCCTTGACCAATCATCAACTCCTCGCCCAATTTCAATAAGCTCGTCAATTAAAGGATTAAGCGACATGCTTTCTTTAAGTGCCTTCTTATGCTGTGTTTTTGTTAATCCAAAAATACCCTTTCTAAGTCTCTCATAATTTCCCTCACCTGTTAAAGCTTCCATCAGATGTTTATGATTCGCTATTGTTCCATCCATTAGCTCTTGAAAGGAATTGAAACCTTCAACCATACATAGCGATTTGATTGCTGTCTTATTAAGTTTTTTCCATTTCCACGCACCCTCATCATCGTAAAGAAATCCTTTTAAGTTATCAAAAGGCCTGAGTGCTGTTAATTCATCCATAGCTATCTTGCCTACACCTTTTATCGATGAAAGAGGTGGAACAAATGCGTTAACTTCTTCAGAATACTCCCACTCTTTACCTGAATAATTTATATCTACATCAACAAAATGATAACCGTAAGATTTGACTTCACCTATTGTCTTTGATAATCCTTTTGGATTATTATTTTCAGATTGCAGAACTGTTGCTAACCATTCCTTTTCATGATAAGTGTGCAGCCATGCTGAGTAATAAGAATCTATTGCATATGCAATTGCATGTGATTTATTAAATCCATAAACTGAAAATGCCTCGATGGTTTCCCATAATTCTGTCGTGATTTTTTCATTAATGCCATGTAATTTTTTAGCACCACTTATAAATTTTTCTTTTGCTATCTCACGTTCAGAAGCCTTACCATCTAAGGTATCTAGAGACTTCTTAACCAGAGTTTTTCTCAACTTATCAGACTCACCCGGTGAGAATCCAGCAAGTTTTTGTGCTAATAACATAAATTGTTCTTGAAAGATAACAAAATTAAAAGTCGGTCCTAATACTTCTTTGATAACTGGATGATCATATTTTATCTTATGAGCATTCTTTTTTGCATTAACAAATTTCCTGTGAACATTAGCCTTAAGAGGCCCAGGTCTGTATATTGCTGTTAAGGCACCAAGTGTCTCGATATCCTTTGGCTTTGCATCTAAGCAAAACCTACGTGCACCATCAGCTGTAAATTGGAATACTGCTGTTAAACGCCCGTCTTCATAAGTATGTTTCCAAACTTTTTTATCATCTTGCTTATTATAACGACAATTTAAATGCTTATCAAAGTAATCTCTTATCTCTAAAAAACTAGGAGCAGTATTTCCTTCTTTGATCAAAATTCTTTTAATACAATTCTCAACATCCTTAAGAAGCGTCAATCCCAAGAAATCAAACTTTAAAAATCCGTTGTCTTCAAGGTGACGAAAATTCATTCCTTCAGTCCACGGTGTCTGAAGCTCTCCTCTTACACTAATAAGTGGCATACAAGTTTGAATATCCTGTTCAGTTGCTACTATAACACCTCCAGCATGACGACCAATACTCCTATTCTCCATGAATAAGGTTTCAACATGACGTTCAACATCAGGATACTGAGTCATAAAATCGTTATACTTTTTTGAATATTTCATGCAGTCTGCGTGTTTTAAAACAAATACTGATTTTTCTTCATCTTCATCTCTTGCATGAGGCATAACTTCTTCTTGTAATCCATTAGATAATTTATTTACCTCATGAAATGGCACACCATAAAATTTTGATATGTCTTTTATGAGTGACTTAAGTTTGAGAGTATTAAAATTCGAAACCGGTATAACTGCATCATTACCAAATAACTCACGTGCTGCATCAATTAATACATCTCTGTCACCTGCGTCTGTATCTATATCTGGCCATGAAACACGATGCCTGCCTAAAAATCGTGACCATAAAAGACCATAAGGAAGAGGATCAATTTGTGTAATACCAAGTAAGTAATTTACTATGCTCCCAGATCCGGATCCTCTTCCTGGGCCAAAAAGGGTTTTTTCGCGTGCCTTCTCAAATATCTTATACATTGCTATGAAATATGATTCATGTCCAAGGAACTTTATATCTGATAGTTCTTCCTTTGCTCTTTCAATATACTGTTGTTGCTTTTGCGGTTTTTCTAGAAGTAATTTCTCTTTGACTAGCTCAACAAGCATATTAAATGCAGGCTTGTCAGTTGACCCAAATACAGGTAATTTAGCCTGTGTATCTATCCACACATCTTCGCACATATCCCATGCAATATCATGTGTCCTATTAATTGAATCTTTTACATCATTTTCGTAACCCTTATAGAAATCATACTCATTATAATTATCTACAAATCCATCCCACATTTGTTGTGCATTCTTAGGATAAAGTAGACATTTTAATTCTTCTTTCTTTGGTAATATCATCTTTGCTGGATCATTGCTAAACCAGCCTATTTTCTTATATAACTCACGTGCTTCCCATTTATCTGGTGATGGGAAATGAGAATCAGCAGTTGATATAAGTTTTACTCCAGTTTTTCGTGATAAATCAAGTAACATACGATTAGTCATTTGTTGCGCTGTCAATTGGTTAAATTGTAACTCTAAAAAGAAGTTCTCCTGTCCTACACAATCAACAAAATAATCTGTCATATTTTCTAAACGATTCATAATTGTATTATATTTGACGGAATCATTTAGTAAATCAGGATGGAATTGATTAAAAGTTAAATCCTGAAACTCATTGTAAATTATACCTGATGCTAAGCCTCCAACACATGCTGTTGATACAACTAGACCGTCACCATGCTCTTTAAGCATTTCAAAATCAATACGAGGAAATCTATAAAATCCATCCTTATAAGATTTTTTAACAAGTGTGAATAGATTAGCTAATCCTTGCTTGTTTTTTGCAACAACAACTAAATGATAATATCTCTTCCAAGCTGGTTTTCCTTTTAAGGATCCTTTTGTTTCAAGTTCGTTCTCTAATACAAGGCCACCTGATTCTACTTCCTTTTCAGCATCTATAAAAACAGACGTCTTTGCTAGCTTTTCTTGTTTTTTAGCATTCTTTTCAGCTTGCACTGCTTCACGATGTGTATTATATTGATCCTTCCAAGTTTTTAGTGAAGGGACAAAATAAAATTCAACACCATGAAGTTGTCTATAATTAAGACCTTTCTTTTTTAATACTTCTGAATACTGGCGTGCGTGTGCTAATCCGGATCCTTGACCGTGATCAGTTAACGCCCATGAATCCATCCCCTGTTCTTCACTTGTGATAAAATCAATATGATCTTTTGGGTAACCTAAGCCATCAAATGTGCTAAATGATGTATGCGCGTGTAGCCCTGTAAATTGTGTTGGTGGTATGATACTCTTTAATGACATTTAAATCCTGAGTTGATATTAGAATTTAATACACTTTACCTATACAAGTAAAGGTTTTTTTTAATAAAATTTTGTAAGGTCAACACCCTTATCTTTTGCCTCATCTAAGTACACTAAGGGATTGTATGCTATTTTTTCTGGATTTTTAAAGTTTTTTATGATACTGTCATATGATCTACGTAAACCATCTTCTAGAGTAATTTTTGGCATCCATGCTGTGTCACCCCTGAACTTTGCAGTTGAAAGCCTATGGTTACCTAAGTAATCTGTTTCTGGCTTCCAGTCAATAAGTAATTTTAAATCCTCATCTGAGATTTTTGACATTAAATCTACAATCTCGCTTGTAATTACAGGCGTTTCTGCAGCAATATTATAATCTTTACCGAATAGTTTCATTTTACAAGCTAACGCAACAGCATCACAAAAATCCTCTACATGTAAGTAGTCTTTGTATTTGGTAGGATCTAAAAACATATCAATCTTCTTTGGAATCATACTAGCATAAAAAGTTTTTGCCATCAATGAATTCATGTCACCTACGCCACCATATGCAAATAAGGGCCTAAGAACTATCCAGTTTTTTGCATTCTCGATAACATATTGTTCTGCCCATAATTTTAAATTACCATAAAATGTTGTTGGTCCTGTAAGCGAATTTTCATAGATTAACCCGTCTTGATATACTTTTGTGTCATAAATCACAGTTGTGCCAAGATAAACAACAGGAATATCAACCTGGTTTGCAGCTTGAACAATATTATATGTTCCTGTTAGATTAGATAGCGTTGCTTCATTTGGATCTAAGGCAACTACGTCTGTACCGACAACAGCAGCATTGTGTATAACCATATCAATTTTAAGTAATTCAAATGCGGCCGCCCATTCTTTGATATTATTTCTATGTACACACATTTCATCATTACTATTAACCTTAGCAGGATATGTCATTCTAGACCATGTGTAATTATTTAATTTTATAAATTCAATATCGTGCTTAAGTAAAGACTTAGACAAATTAGATGCTATAAAGCCCTTTTCACCTGTAACTAAAACTCTCATTATTTTATCCCCAAAAAATCATATCGTTCGTAAGCTTGACGTCGTAAGTCTTCAATTTCTTCATCTATAGACTTAATTATTTCCACAAAAGTATTTCGTCCGCCTTCAGTACCATTTAATTCATCACGCCTTGCCTGATACAGAAAATCCAATTCATTATACTCAAATTGATCAGAATCCTCATCAGGAAAATAGAGATTTGTTCCAGTTCCTGTACGTGCTGTTGAAATATAATATCTTGCTGGTGTGTGGATGTCGATACAATCAACTATCATTGGATATTGTCTAACTAGTTCTAGCCACATATAATATGCAACAACATTATCCTCAGCAGGCTGAATCTGCTTATCAATTCTTGTCTTGATAAATCCCATTACATCACGAACATTGCCACGTGCCCAATAAAATGTGCTTAAACACTTTGGGAGTATATGCCGAGCATCCATAATAGAAATCTTTTTTGTATCAACCATATCAGCGTAAAGTTGTTTTGCCTCATCAACAATTTTCGTATAACGATCAAAATATTCCTCAGAATTTATAATTGCAGAAGGAACAAGAGCTGTATCATTACGCTGTGAACGATCCCCAGTACATTGAGCTGAAAAACTAAATGTTCTATGTCTTATTAAGTGTGTAACAAATTGTGTATCAATACCATTAATTGTAAAAGTACAATTAATTGTCTCAAAAGCAGTAGGTAATAATTTTCCATCAAAAAGCATCCATATCATCTTATCCTTTTCATAATCACTCAAATCATCAGAATGAAAAGGATCTTGCGCCCATGTGGCTGTACAAAAATCTGGTATGTAGTTTCTTAATTCTTCTATTGGTGGACAACTTACTAACTTAACTTTTATGGCATCTAAATGATCAACAAAATTAGTCCTTAGATCTTCATTAAAACACAAGCTTGTTGGTAGTTGTACAGCATCTAAGTCATTATTTTTTGGCATCTTTTCTTCTCCATTTTTTTAATTTTATTTCAGACTTCATAACACGTTTTCCTGCATCCTTTACAACTTCCTTCATATATCCTCGATTACCAAGTGCTATTTCTGCTGTCGCATATTGCACACAGCTAAGATTATCAGCCATCTTTACAACGAGTGACTCAGGTGTTTCCTCTGATTCAAATTCCATAAAAGCACTTAGCCAATTAGGATACTTATGTCTCATAATGGAATATTCTGCTTTCAATACTTCTTTAGCTAAATTTGGAAAATTACGCTTAACATCATGTGTTACATCTGATAAATGTAATTCTGGAATGTCGTGTACTAGTGCCATTTTTAATGCTTTCCCTAGATCAAATTTATAATCGTCATACATTTTGAGTACTAACACTGCAACAAAAAAGGAGTGTTCAGCTACTGATTCATTTATTATTTTAAATTTATTATTGTATCTTGTAAGCGCTTTTAAAGTGTAGATATTATCTACAAAATCACTCAATGAGACCGACATATTCTTTTTCATAATCTGGATTTTCCATTATTTGTGCGACCTGATCTTTTAATTCTTCAACATTTGTTGCAACAGCTCTACCACTACGTGAAAGCATAAGATTAAAATTCCCCTTCAAGCCTTCAGCATAATAGATTATTGGTACCCCTGATGCGTAAGCAAAGCCAGCTTCAAATATTGTACCAAGATCTTTGTCTCTTGTATTACATACAACAAAATCACCATCTGTGATAGCATCGACATTTCCCTTAAAAACCATTTCCTGTTCTTCCTTTGAAGCGTCAGGTTTAGCAATGATTTCATCTTTTGGTGAAAAATATCTACATCCTACATCATCAAGTGCTTTTTTAATATTTTCTAAATCTCTAGCTTGATTCTCATTGAACCAACCACTAGCAATATAACAATCGTGCATTTATAACTCCTTTTATTATAACCATTTTATATATATATGGTACTAATAGTTCAAAATATATATTTATTTAATTTTTGTGGTACCAACTGAACTATGTTCCTTGTATTTCTATGCTTCAGGAATTTCACAAACATCATTATTACAAAACCTATCTACGTCTGCCTCTTCATTTTTAATAACACCAAATGTTAATTTTCCAAGTTTCTTAATTTGTTTATTATATTCTTTTTCATCAATCGCTTCATAAGGCATTTGTTTATATGCCCCACCATTTTTTCTTGGTAATAATGATATACCCTTTAGCCTATATTGAAAATAATTCAAAACGTGTGGTAGTTCGCTTGCTTCTGTCTCGGGATCAAATGTTGCAGTACAACTAACTTGATTATCTGCCCAATGTCGTTGTAAGAATGCGGCTAAACTGAATTGTTCCCAGATAGATAATTCAGCTGCTGTTCTTACGCCCTCACCCATGTCAACAGGCACCTCAGCTACAACTGTAGAATCTTCCGAACCAAATGCTGGTTCTATATTATAATTTGCTTTTTTTAATGGCGCTATTAGTTCTGAATGTTTTGATAATCTTATTCTACGAATATAAAATCTTGACTCTGGATAATGCAAACCAGGTGTAGCGCCAACAAGTAAAGATACAGTCCCACTTGGTTTTACTGAAGTAGTTTTTATTGATTTTGGTACCGCAAACCAATCACTATATTGTTTGTCCCACTCTTGAATTGCATCGTAACCTGTCTCAAGCCATTCTCTTAATTCTTCAATTCCTCTAAATGCTAAAAACTGTGCGATACCACTGACACTGCAGCCGATTCTACGATTCCTCAACATAACCCTATTTGTTTCTGGCCAATGAGTTTTTCCAAGAGTAACAGTCTTCGCATACAGATAAGCATATTTTAATGTCTTTAAATAGTCTTCTAACGAATCATGGTTATTAGGAAATGTTTCAACTAAACAACACAATTCGTAAGACTCTAGAGTTTGTTCCAAGCAAGGATTTCCACCAGCTGCTCTATGATCTTTATTATCTCTACCATTTTTCATTCTAGAGTAACCTTGCATATTTTCTAACCAAGCAAACCCGGGTTCACCATTATCTACGATTCTTTTGCATACATCCTCATAGTTCATTCCCAATTCTGCAAAAATTGAATTATTAGAAGTCCAACCATATTTTTCTCTGTGCGGATTGACTTTGTAGTTTTTTAAATCAAGATATTCATCATCATCAGGATCGCCAAATACAATTTCTGCTGTTCTACGAACATTGCCAGCAACAACACATTTACCAATTAGATTCATAATATCTACAATTGTAGTAACTGTTAACGGAGCTCCCACATTTTTTGTAAGTACAGATCTTATTTCCTCATGTACATCTTTCAATGGTTTCCATCCACTAGTGAGACCACCAAATCCTTTGATTAATTCACCAGCAGCACGAATTTTAGAGTAATCAAAATTAATTGCAGGTGTGCCGTGAAAATAAGAATCTATCAGCGCACCAAGTGATTCAACCCAACCCTCACGAGTATCAGGTATCACAAATATTTCTGGAGATCTTTTTGATGTTGGACCTTTTACTAATATCTTTTCTGCACCCTTAGTATCAAAACCTACACCCACACCTAGCATGCTGGCATCCATTAAAAAACAAAAAGGTTTTGAGGCATCATCTTTAATTGTTGCTGTTGAAACAAAGGCACAATTATTAAGCGCTGCGTAGAGTTTCTTTTCTTCAGTTATGACACTTCCCATTGCCCATAAGCCTCGTCCAGGTGGTAAAAATTTCATATTGAATATACGGTCATACATTTCTTGAGCTGATTTTTGTGCTTGCCATGCATTCCAACCTAATTGATGTGAATCAATCCAATCCTTTTGCATTGTGTATGTTCCCTCTACAACCCTTTGAACAGTCTCCCACCATTTCTCATTCTTCCCGTTATCTTTAATTCTAGAATAGGTTCTCATATAAACTAATTCACCTAAACCATTAAAACCAAAAGGTGGCTTTTTCCTTTTATACTTGTCCATAAATATTAACGATAACTTAAATTTTTGTGTCATTAGAACCTTTCTCCTTTTAGTAACAGTTCTATGAATAAATAAAGAGATATATTAGTTTGTTTCGAAATCTTCATACTTTTTTGCTAATAATTTTCTCGTATACTCAGCACCACCATTTACTTTCTTTTGAACAGCTTTACCAAGATCAGAAGACGAATCAAAAATATCAATCTTTCCAATACTAGTATTCATCATCGTCGGAAATGTCATTCCATCCATTCCAAATCGATTTTTAATTACATGAACGCGCGCAGTATTTGCTAATTTATCTTCAATTTTTCTAGATAATGACATCACAAAATCAGCTGTCATAATCTTTGAATATGATTCTGCAATCTTTTCTGCACCAATTATATCATCTTCTAATGATGATCTATTAGATTGTGATGCTGTCCATATAGGAATTTGAAACTCTCCGCTCATTCCTCTTAGATCTTCATAAATATTTCCCAACTGATGTCTTAACTCTCCCGACTGCGCTTTTGAAGTATCACTAAGCAGATCTGCATAATCAACTATTATAATATCTGGTGAATGACCTAAAAGCTCTACCGTCTTTAGATGTGTATAGAGCGTCTGAACACCTGCTGCTCTTGATGGAAAATATTTAATAAGAAGTTCGCCTATACAATCTCTTTGAATAATAGACTTTACTTTAACTTTATTCTCCTTAATATTAGGAACAGGAACTTCTGTAAATACCGTCGCATATCTCATTCCAACATAAGCCTGATTTAATTCTAAAGTATAATGCATCACATTCTTACCTGCTATTAATGCATTCACACCTAACGCCTGCAAAAACCAACTCTTACCAATTCCTGCAGGTGCAACTACAATGCCAAGTTCACCTCCCGCTAGTCCTCCATCCATAACAGTGTCTATAGCATCCCAACCTGTACTCACTGATGCTCTGTTTATTTCATCTAATATTGTATCGAACTCTTTAACATAATTTAAACCAATATCTCTTGATGACCCAGCACGCATTGCATTGTCAATCACTCTTTTTATTTCATCATACTTACCAATCTGAAGAAGATCAACTGACTTTATAATAGCAGATTTTAATTGTTGATTTTTACAAAACGTTATTGTCTCTGCTTTTACAAATTCTAAATCAGTTGCCTCAAGATGTTTTGTGACTTCTCGCAACTCATCAACAACAGCACCATTCAATAGCGGCTGTGTTATTTCATTTATCTTTACTTTTAAAGCAGCAAGTGTAGGTGTAACTTTATATTCATAGTAATAATCTTTAATACTTTTAGTAAGCCACTGTTTAGATTCAGAATCAAATAATTCTGGAAATATCAAATCGTATATTTTAACTGCAAATTCTTGATCTACTAATAAGCATGTTATTATCTTTGTTTGAAATACAGCTCCGTATTTTGTTAATGAATCGTTAATTGGCGGTGTCATTTTGTAATATCATCTCCAGTTTATTAAAACTTGTTTGTAACCATACGTCAGGATTTCTAATTGCATGATCAACCCCGTCTTCTAAAAACATTGTGTGTAACTTATATTTTACTAGTCTATTTGTGCCTTCTCTAACACCAGCAACGATGTCTAATTTAGCTCCTCCGTGTATATCAACTTTCTTAAGTTGCATTAATCTATAATTTCTTTCAAGTAAATCTTTGTACTCGTCTAATGAATCTGAAACTTTTAAGAACTCTTCTAAATTATGTATAACTTTATCTTTTAAAAATGGGAATTTTTTTCGTATTGTTTTAAGAGCCCACCCTTTTACACCTGGTATGTTATCAGACTTATCACCATCAATTATTCTATAATAAATAAAATTTTCACTTAGTATCTCGAATTCATCAAATATTTTTTTCTTTGTAACAAGGACTTTTTTTGTTGGTGACCAAACTTCAACCCTTTTATCTACTAGCTGATAAAAATCTTTATCTGTTGACATGATTGTCACTCTTGAATCCTTTAAAACTTCAGACGAAATGTAACCAATTGTATCATCTGCTTCTATATTTTCAATAGACAAAATTGTCACTGGAAGGTTGTTTAAATATTTAGACAATCTAGTAAGTTGTCGTCTCATATTTTCTTGTTCGCTCTCTTCTTTAAGAGCGATAAGTCTATTAGGTCTCTTAAGTGGCTTTCTTCCAGCTTTGTATTCTGGATAGAGTTTCTTTCTTCTAACAGATCCACCTTTACCATCAAATGCAATAATACATCTTGTAGGATTTAAAGTTCTTATTGCAAGTGCAATTGTCTGAAGAAAACCTACTATTCCACCGATATGTTGACCATCAGCATTCGTTGCAGGTGACGATGACCATGTTCTGATAAAGTTATTTAAACCGTCAATTATTAAGACATGGTCATTTACATTAAGTTCCCCATTAACATGATCACCAATCTGAGTTAGAATTTCCTTATATCTTTTACGCATTTTGGTTGACTACTTCATCTGTAAACTCGACATCATCAATGCCTCTCTTATCATCATACTTGAGAATATTAGCATCACAGATTTTTTCATAAAGATACTCTTTAAGTCCATCTATGTCTGCTAACTTATCTTTGAAGTCCTTTGATAAGAATTTTACAGGTGTACCATTATAGTCAACAGTATACCAAGATCCAGCAACTTGTGCAACCTTAATATTCTTAAGAGTTTGCAACCAACCTCCTGCGTCATCAATACCACGATCAAAATACATCTCATAATCTGATTGTCTTAGTGGAGGCCCAATTCTATTCTTAATAATTTTAGCTCTACACTTATGACCAATTACATTTTGTTCTTTGTCTTTAATCATACCCATATTCGATAACCGAATACGAGTGGAAGCATGAAATGGTAAAGCCAAACCTCCACTCGTAGTGTATGGATCACCAAACATTACACCCAATTTTTGGCGTAGCTGATTAGTGAACACCAATGTGATATTATGCCTTCCAATCATTTGAGTAATCTTTCTCATAGCCTTCGATATTATGATAGCCTTGCTAGTAGCCCAACCATCCTTTTCATAATCGGCTGCCATTTCAACTTTAGTAGATGCTCCAGCCAAACTATCAACCAATATCGTAATATATTTATCTTTATCAGATTCTCTTACTTTAATTACGATATCTTCGATAGCTTGAAATATATCTTCGACAGTTTCCATGTGAAGATACAAGATATTTTTAGTATCAGCTCCAATTGCATCTAAAAACTCTTTACTAACTGAAGTTTCTGTGTCAATGTAAACTGCGATACCACCCTTTTTTTGTGTCTCAGCAAGGATATGTGCACCAAGCAGTGATTTTCCGGAAGCTTGAAGACCGTTGATCTCCGTTATTCTTCCCACTGCTATACCAGCGTTTGGTTTATTTGATATTGCTAAGTCAAGTAAAGATGATCCTGTAGAAATAAAGTCGTTAATATCTGTTGGTGTATCATCCGTCCCATCTAAAAAGAAGGCTACTTTTTGTCCTTTTAACTTAGAGTTTAGACTCTCTGCTAACTCACTAGCAAGAACATCTCGTCTCTTACTCATAGCATGCTCCTGTAACAGTTAGTTAGTTATTAAATAGCTCGTCAAATGCTGCCGAAACGTCTTCTTTTTTTTCTCTAGGAGACGAATCATTTTTAACCGAAGCTAGATTAAGATCATCTTTTCCTACTTCATTATCTTGATCAAGCCAAGATTCAAGTGCGCTCTTTAATTCATCGTAAGGAAGCTCCTGATAGATTTCAGTAATTTCCTTTTGTGTTTCTTTAACAGTACGCATAACATCTGTATTTTCTGTTACAGGTGTCTGATTTGGCTTTACACGAATAGTCGTACTTGGAAATGCTCTTCCAGTCTCTTCACTAGTCTTAAAATCTACAACAATATCTCTTCCACTTACAGGGTCTGTAATATCTCCATAGTCTGGATCTGCTATTACACTAAGAAGTTCTTGATAGACCATCTTTCCAAATCCCCAGAATTTTACTCCTTCAGATTCTTCTCCTCTTACTATGATTGGCGCATATGTACGCATCTTAGATTCGATTTTTCTTCCAAGTTTATAATCTTCTTTATTCCCTGATGTTTTTAGTTTTGTTGCAAACTCTTCAATCGGATCAGGTCGGCCGAATGAAATTGGAGAAAGATAATTCCTCTCACCCATATCATAATGAAAATACAACTCAATAAACGGATTGTCCTTATTAAATTTATAAGGCACAATTCGAATTTGTGTTCTTCCCGGACTAGGCTTCCATAAGCTAGACGTTCTTGTATTTGATTGTTGAAGTTGCGATAACCTTGATTTAATTACGTTAAGATCCATTATTTATTTTCCTCTTTAATGTTCAATTGTTAATTAATTACAATAATATATATTTCTCATTAATGTCAAAGTGTGTTTTTTTATATATTTTTTAATAAAAGACCCCGGAGGGGGATTATAAGATATTCATACAGTGTATACAATAAAAATTCCGGGGCCTTTTTAAAATTGGAAATTTTTGGGGATGCAGGACTTGCGATCACCTACAACTTCTAGCTCAGATTTGTCGAACCCTGTACCTAACACCTAAGAGTTACCTTAGTTCTTCTAAATAGCGGTTAACTATCGTTAAAGCCAGCACAACCTGTTTGTCATTGCCTTATCTCTCTGAGTTTAGATTAATTCGGCCACAAGATGGGATTTCGGTGTTACCCTTACCCATAACAGAGTCAAAGAATCGCGTTCTTTTAGTTTTTCTAGAAGTACATTACGTATCGTATGTCTACAAGACCTTCACCTACTCACCACATTCGGCAAGTGGTCAGTCACCACGACATTACGTTAGATTGTCTTATAGTCTTCTTCAGAAAACCATTATTCGACCAATCCCGTACCAGGACGATCAATCCCGGGTACTTTTCAAAATCTCAATTTTCAATAAACTACGCAATTTCTCGCGTAATAAAATATATATATAATTAAATTCCCAAAGTGTGATTTTTATATAACATTTTTTAATTGTTTTACATTTCCCAACCTGACTTTTCTGATTTGGACGGCCTATATATTCCGTAAGCTCCAGGTGACCAGTTATCTGTTACTTTTCCTGTAGAAATATCGATGAATATAGACTTAGTAACTGTCATATCAGCTAGCTGGCCTGACTCCAGTTCTCCTTGGTATTCGTCATCTTGAAACCACTGTGCGCCTTTCATTGGCCATATAGCATTTTGTCCGTCACCTTTGAATCCTTTTCTCTTAAGATATGAGCCAATATCCTTCTGTGCTTTATCTACATCACCTTTTGCTTTCTTGCTTATCATTACGATATCTTTGCCCATCTTTATTAATTCAGGTCTTACTTTTCCCTTATCCTTTCCCGGATTCAATGCAAACATCTTCGCTTCATGATCATCATCTGAGTCTTCATGCAAGATTGATTTCAATACATCATTTCCAGCATTATTGACAAAATTTTCCTGGATGGTTCTAAAAGATCCCTTTGCCGGCATCCAATTTGATTTTTTATTTTTGTTGATAAACATTTCTATACTCCATTATGTTACATCTATAAATATTATACATCAACTATTTTGTATAATTTTGTTTTTACCACATTAAGCCCCTGATCATTCGTCAGAAGCAAACTATTCTGATATTGCGACCATTCTAACGAGAATGTCTTATCTAATTCACCATCATTATCTTTTCTTATTGCTTCATTCAAAGCATTAATTGTGTATAGTGTATTAGTCTCCTTCTTTCTATGGATTGCCATTGTCTTTATATTTTGATGAAAATCTTCTGTCTTCTCCACATTGTATGTACATATCAATGACTGCGGTTCTTCTACATTCTCAAAAACGTAAATCTTATTAAATACAATAGTTGACGCTAACTTAATAATAGAAATTGTATCATCAAAAGTGTCTATTGTACAAAATGTACATAATAATTGTGTTTTCATTATATTAATCCTTTAAACTTAATCATTACAATCTCTTAACCCAGCTTAATACGTTAGATAATCGTAAGCCATTCCTTATTAATATATCTACCTCTTCTGAATTCTTATATTTGCTTTTCATAGCAGCTTGTAAAGTCTTAATCATTTCCTTTTTCATCTTAGAGGTGACCTTAATCTTTTTGTCTTTGCCCCAACCATCAACACCTTTAGCAGGTCCAACTCCAACACCCACGAATCCGTGCAGGCCGTGTTGTGGCTTAAATTGATAATCTATAGTAGTAGCTCCGCCTCTTGATTCTTTTTCGTATACAAAAGTAACCTCAAATCCTCGAGCTGTTGAATTTTTATAAGCATCACCGACCTTTATATCATTATCAGTTAATTCTTCTCTTAATAAATCTTTTAATTTAATCATTAGAAAACTCCCGCCCCTCCTTCATCAGGGTACATAATAAATTTAGTAAACCAGTTCTTTTCCTCACCAACTCTCATGACTGCAGAATACAAACCATCCTTACTTATCTTACCTTTCCTAGCTACTATATCTGATATTTCCTTCAGCTTCTCCTGCGTCACATGTACCTCATTGGATATGATATGATCCCAAACTCTGCCGGCTATATTGTCCCACTTAGCCTCCATTAATATATCTTTTAATTTAATCACTTTTTTTCTCATACTTAGCCAACACCTTTAATGCAGGATTCACATGTTTTAAATGAGATGAATACGTATTTGTTGGAGAGATATGTCCATCTGCTGATATTGTATATCCCTGATCAGGTGCAAAACCAACATAAGATAATGTTTCAATTCCGTCTGCTTCTTTTATTGTGAATACCGTTTTTCCATCTTTTTTTCCTGCTCTATAATCTGAATTTGCAAATGCTTGCTGTCGCATGCCATGCTCTGGATGATTTGATATCATTCCTGCGATATATTGACTTATGTGATACAACTTCATTCTTTGTTCTCTTGCATCTTTAGATTCAGCCTTTTCCATACGATCCGGATCAGATTTTTCAATCCTAGCTAACTGAGTTTCTACCTTACCAGTGATATACGCCATCATATCATCTTGTACTCCGGAACCACTTAATTCTGGATAGTATTCAAAGAATGTATCCCAAAGATCAGCACTTGATGATTCATAATAGTCTCCTGGCGGAATAGGGTCCATTGATACTTTAGGAACAGCGGCAATTGACTTCTTTTTATTTCCTTTCACACCAAACAAATCAGGATAATATGAAAGCACCTGTGATACTACTTCCTTTGTGTCACTTGTTATTTTCCCCTTCACAGTTATGGGTTTATCTAATTTACCATAAATAGTATTTTTATGCTTTGCAGGTAATGATGATGGTGCACCTCCTGAAAGTTTAACTGATGTACCAGCTATTCCTTTTACACCTTTTAATTCACTTTGTACACCATTTATTGTCACTAACGTTGGCTGTGGATTACCATCAATAAGAGGAATCACGTCTGCAGTTTTAAAATTTCCTGATGCAGGCACGAGTGTTTCACGTCCATTCTTTAAATGCCTCATAGCCTCAAGTGATTCTGCAATATAAGCTGACATGTCTCTAAATTCATTTACCTCTGAATCTGGCAGTGCTTCTTTTGTTAATGCTAACATTTCTAACATTAATTTTTGATGCTCTTCTTTAGAGAGCGCTGGATCCTTTATTTTATCTAAAATGATTTCGCACCTGTCAGCAATACCTATACTACCTGGGCTGTCATCAAGGTAATCTTCCATCTCGACAAACATATCGTTTATGCCATCCGCTATTGTAGTTATTGCCACCTCTCTTCCTGCTACTGTTGATGTATCTCCAATATCTACAAAAGAAATTTCACCATCTTCAATGTTATTTAATTTTAATAAATCTAATTCATAAGTGTCGCTCTCCGGGTCAGCAATAAATGTTATTGTTCGACCACCAATTTTTATTTCTTTAATTAATTTATCCTTATCTGTCGTGCGTGACGTAACCGTGCCTTCTATTCTGTCTCTTGTCGTATGTTGTATCGACATTGCAGTTCTACTTATGCCTTTAGGCTTCACAGGTATTTTTACATCTGCTTTAGCTAATATGTTTATAATGTCTGCCTGCCCTACAGACCGGCCTGTTTTTGCACCAGTAAGTTTTAAACCATTCGGCCCTACATAAATCTTTCCTTCCTTTTCACCCCAGCGCTTACCATCAGAAAATTTTTGTAGATATAATGCTTGCTGTAAACCTAAATCATCCACTAGTTTTTGAGCTAACGCTTTAGCCTCATCTTTTTTACCCGCGTCTATTAATTTTTCAATTTTCTTAGAAATACTTTTAAGTACAGGATGCAATTCCTTTTTAAGATTTGCCTGTTTTGTTCTATCAATTTTCTGAGCAACACTAATCTCATTATCTACCTCTGCAACCAGTGCATCTGTTTCATCTTGAGACAAATCTATAGCTGTATCAGGCTCTGCCTCTGGAGTTTCTGCATCTTGTTTTTTTCCACCAGCATTTGCTTGAGCTTTCTTTGCCTTAGCACTTCCAACCTCCGCGTGAGTTCCGTTATCGATAGCTTTCTTCCTAGCATCTTCTGTATCAAACGATGAAACGTTTCCAGTTTCCACCTTTACTGCTGGAAAACTTTTATCCTGATCATCTTCTTTTTCACCAAATAGAGCAGCTTCAATCACATCAGGATCTAAAAACTCTTTTAATGATTCTGCAACAAGATAGTGATGGTAAGGGTCGCTTAAGTCAATCATGCCATTCGCAGTCTTATATGATGCATCATCTACTGCATCACTTATGATCTTACTTAATCTCATTTATCCTCTCCGTTATATCTTGCATGGAGTCATAATTTAGACCTGCATGTATCTTTACTGGGTATATACCATCCTGTAAAATTTCTTTTACACCCAATATGGTTTTGGATCCCTCTGTCCTATCTAGATCGAATAGAAAGCTATCGTACATATATAATACCATGTGTGCACTACGACCTTTTATAAACCTTGAAATTTTCTTGATTGTCTCAATATTTCTTTCTGTCTCATACGATTGAACAAAATAATTAAGCAATTTATTTTTATTAACATTAGTCACACTCTCCATATTAAACAATTTTTTATAAATAGGTGATTTAAAGCATTTATTTACACGATAATAGTTTTGCAAAAGATTTGCAAACTTCTCAATTTCCGCAAAAAATGGATTCTTTTTTTTGTCAAAAGGTAAATTTCCGTACAGTATTTGCCACGATATTCTCTTTGACTCCTCATATGATGTATTGTAAACTGTGTCTGCGAGGTGTTGATGCAATGATATATCACTCGGGACATTATACTTTAAAATATTTGCCAACAATCTAAGATGATACGCATCATAATCAAACTCAACTAAGATTCCTTTATCAAACCTAGACCTAATATTTTTCCTTGTTCCATCTTTCTTGTTTAAAGCACCAAGATTAATACCACGAAAAGTATTTGAAGGACGGCATGTGGCTGTGATGATGTTATAATTTGAATACGCAAAGTCATCTTTAAATACACCATTAAATGATCTACTCTTAATTTTAATCCCATCCTCTTCTACCTTTGCAAAAGCCATTAGTGCATTATTATATTTTAAATGATACTTTCTTATATCTAATCTGTCATAAACCTCCTGTATCTTTTTGAGTCTCACCTCTGCATATTCTATAAGTTTCACAACTGGGATGAAGAAATTTGCATTTCTACTTGAGGTTATCCTCTCATACATTGATCCAAAGCACACACCCGGCTCTGTAATTTGCTCTAATACAATCCCCTGCACATGTGCCATTACTCTCACATCATACAAATTTTTAAATTTTGTCAAATGATAGGCCTGCTTTGAATCATCAGTCCATATCCTCTTAGCCCTACTTAAAAGCCTATAATCTAATTTTTCTATAGCTTCTGAGTGATTGAACATCATGTGATAATTCTTGTCTTGAAATGCAACACTTGCAAATAACACTTCGCTCTCAGCAGGATGATTTCTAAAATCATCTCTAACAAAAACAATACTGACATCTTTCTTTGTAATATTTTTTATAAAAGAGCGATACTCTTTTTGACTTTCTATAACCATTTATTATATATATCATTTTATAACTTGAAAATTTAAAATTATTTACCCACCAGACTCAGCATTACTTTGTGGACTCATAACATCTGCTCTTAATAGTCTCCTATTCTTTAATTCATCACTAAATTTTGATTCATGTAACTGTAGTAGAGGTATTTCTATTAATAACTCCGGCATTACACGTTTCACTTTTAATAAAGATTTCTGATTAAATAATTTTGCGCTCTTAATAGTACCTCCTATTTGCCACTCAATTGTAACAAAAATATATGACTTTGTTTTTGTTATGGACTCAACTTCTACTATAGAAGGTCGCTCTCTTATGACATTTTTTGCAAAAATTCTTTTGATAAATTTCTTTTTAAAATTTAAATTCTTACTTGTAGGAAATATTTCTTTTGGATAGATGTCTCTAGAGATACCAGGTTTAGCATGTTTATACTGTTCGATCACACTCTTAAATTTTCTAACAATAAGTTCATTATTGGATTTTAATCTGTACTCTGTGGTTTTGCTTTCTAAGCGAAGTATAAAATATTCTTGATCTCTTCGCACACCGATACTAGTGTCTGAATATTTAAACTCACCCTTTTTTGTGATGAATGGTCCCTCTTTAAATTCAATTTTTAATGGCATTATGTGGATCCAACCTCTTCTCGACCGGGCCCAAGAACCAACATCTTCTGTGTAGTAACATTCATAGCTGCTATTATTTTTTTCCTTAAATCAGACAAAGTGAATTCATCACCATACTTTTCTTTCAAAATTTGTTCTAATTCAGCTGCTGAAACCTCTCCATTCTTACTTAATTGGCCCTCAATGTTTGTCTTCCAGCCACTTTCATCAATAACATGTGATACACTATTCATATGAAAGTATGTCTTTGGTCCTGCACCCTCTTTGATATTTAGCTGTCCATACACTTCCGGAAGATGCGCTAATCTAAACATATTGCCCGGTGTGATGCCACCACATCCATCAATTGTCATCGAAAGCGTGATTGGCAATGCCATATCAGAGGCCAAGCCACCTACCATCCTTGATAGATAATTGTCCTGTAACCAGAATTGAAGTGTTCTTACGTAGTGTTTTCTTAACTTGCCAGATGCATCATAAGGATACCTATAGATGTCTTCAGTACCTTTGCCTCCTAAATTAGTATACGAAAGTATATTTAATGCTGCCGCAGCTTCATCTATATTGTTAGACTCTTCTAAACGATGTGACCTCGTTACTACTTCTTCATACTTTTTACTAAATGCCTCTAAAGCCTTCTCACTCGGTTTTGCAGCCACCTTGTCAATATTTTCAAGAATTACATGGTTCCATTCTCCACTCAAACCTTTATCTTCTATCTCTTTTATTTCCCCTTGTTCACATGGGTTTAATACACCAAAAGTTTCTAAAAAAGTTCCTTTTGAGTTCTTCTTATTATCATACGCATCTGCTATTGTAGACCTATTTTCAGCGCTTGCAAAGAACTCTGCTACAGCTTTAGCCTTTATCTTTTCCTCATCTGCCATTCCTCCAAAGACATATTCTTGTATTATATCATCATTGTCAGTATTACCAAATCTAGTACTAGAATATCCTGCAACAATAGCCATTTTATTTGGAACAGCAGCACTTAATTGTAGTGACCCTTGATGTATTAATGAATTGAATCCATAATTTTCAAAAATAAAAGAATTTTTTGGATCTTTTTTCTGATCGGTGTCTTTATTTTTGTCCTCATTCACAATCCTTATACCATACCTTTTTGGTGATTTATTCTCCCCAGACAGCAGACCAACTTCAAAACTCTCTATCAAAAATGCAGAATTTATCCTATTTACAAGACTAAGCACAGCACTTTGAATTGATGTGCCAGGCAAAGAAAATGCATGTTTCACCTCAGATAAATTAAAAAGTATGTTTCTAACATACCCTCTGCCCTCGTCATTATCATCCCATTCTTCGCCCACTTGGAATTGTATTTTTGTAGAACCCTTAATTTTTTCTGCTAATTGTTGATATGGGCTTGGAGTCATGCCTGATTCTGCATCCTTTAAGGGTGCAAACCAATCTACATTATACTGGCCTGGCAGTATAAATATAGATGGATCATATGTGACTAGCTGCTTGTGATTTTTCATCGTAACGGATTTTAATTTACCATCTTCTCTTACAAGTGACCTAAATTCAGCTATCCTCACTTTTGAATCTTTCTCTTCGACAAAAGGAACATAGTATGATATGATATTGTCTTCTAGCCAACCTAATGTCACCCAAATATCATTAGTAAAATCTTTTGAACGGCCAAGTGCTCGTGCGGGTGATTCGTATCCTGCATCAGTAAACATATCTTTCATCTTTGTAAACCATGGTTTAGCCTCACCTTCAGCAGGCTCAATTTCTTCTTCTTCTCCCCCTTCCCACAACTCTATACTTTCATCTCCTTCATTTGGCGTGACTATTGCAAATATGCACTGATCCTTTGAGGCCAAGACTTCTGTTCCAGTCATCCCTCCATATAAGTCATCAGCAAAATATTTTGTCAATATCTCTAGATCTAACCACTTCATTCTTTCAGCTAAGCTTTGTTTAGCGCCACTCTGAATCGCGGCTTTCATTCCTTCTACATCCAACTCTTTTTCTACATCTTTTATCATATCATTAAAATCGTACGTATCAACAGGAAGAATATCGCTACTAACATCTTTCGGTTGATCTAACTCTTCGGCAAAAATATTTGATCCCTTGCCTAATACATCAGTCTTACAATCGTAACCTCCATCATCTCGTTGAGTCCACGTAAAACTTACTACAGTTCCAACTAAGCCAGCCCAATCACCATAGTAATCTCTCGAGTACTTTTCCCATACAGACTGAGTTCCAGCCTCTTCTTCTTTGTCAACTTGTGCAAATAACTTTTCGTTTATAACTAAAGTGTTTCCATTCTTAGAGACTATTCTCGGAATCAGATTAATTGATGCTCTTTTATCAGACCTCACCCATCCCCAGTCAAGTATAACATTACGTCCTATTGAAAGAAATGACCCTTTCTGGTATTTTTCTAATTGTTCAAGTGACCAACACGTCCAGTTAATCTCAGCTTTTCTTGTTGCTCCACCGTAACTTTCATATGTTATTGTAACATCTTTTATTCCTGGACGACCTGCTCCAAAATTCGTATCTTTTGTGGTATCAAGCTGCAAATCATACATCTGATCCCCTGTCGGGACATTT